CGTATGCACACACGCGCGCGCGTAAAATATTTTCAGCGTTCTAGTTTTTACTACTTTAACACATAAAAGCACAAAAACGTTAAAGCGTTAACGCGTTAGCGTATTAGTACTTTAACACACAAAAACGCAAAAACGTTAAATCGTTAGCGTATTAGTGCTTTAAAGTGTTAAATTTGTTACATTTTTGTTACATTTTTTACAATTATGTTACAATTATGTTACAAGCGGCAGGGGGACACGAAATCCGCCACCCTTTAGCCGAGTAAAGGCATTTACTAGCAACCGACACCAGAAATCTCTCGAACATTTTTTTTTTTTTTTTTTCGACCCCCCCTCCCCCAGAAAAACACGGGACTCCAAATAAGGAATCCCATTTGCAGTGCAATGACAACACCTACATAATACTGAAATCCTTTCTACTTGTCAACATCTTTTTCACAAAATATACTTGCATAGTTGATTGATTTCGCTATAAATGTTATAATTTAGTAAGATTTGGAGGGTTGCTTATGAAAAAACTCCCAATAAAAAAATCGTTTGAAAAAGACGAAACAGCACAGCAAATTATTCGGTTAATGATGGACGAAAAATTTGCGGATATGCCAGACATTTATAAAGCCGAAACATTAGGAATTTCTTTACAAGAATATGAAAAATACATCAACGACCCTTCTTTCCTTCGCTATGCAGTTAAAACAATGCAAGACCTTTTTATAGCCAAGCTTCCAAAAGTGTTGAACACGATTTACCAGCAAGCGTTAGAAGGAAAAGGACGTCAACAGAAAATGCTTCTTGAATTTATGAAAATTTCTAATGATGACAAAGAAACGAAATCTCCAAACATTGTAATCGTAAACAATATCCCTAACCCAGATGATTTAGTAAATCAACGAAAAATCGTAAACCTGGAGGAACTTTCCAATGGCGGAACTTCTTCCTTACAGTGAACAAGCGTGTAAAATGTGCGGAAAACCTTATAAAGAAGGTTCAGACGTATGGTGGGGATTTTGTCCGACTTGTGGATATTTAGAACAGTTTTACAAACCTCTCCCAGCCCAGGCCGCGTTTCACGCGTCTAATGCGAAATATCGTCTATATGCTGGAGGTTTCGGTTCTGGAAAAACGTTATGTGGCTGTCAAGAAGCGATCCAACTTGCCCTAAGGTATCCAAATAATTTCGGTCTGGTAGGCGCACAAACATATCCAAACTTACGTGATACAACGCAGCGGACGTTTTTGGAAATTGTCCCCCACCCTGTTCTAAAAGGTGGAAGATTGGAAACTGCATTTAATAAATCGGAAAACTCCATTGAATTTTACAATGGTTCAGTTGTTATTTTTAGATCGATGGACGATCCAAATAAGTATAAATCTTTAAACTTAGGCTTCTTCTATATAGATGAAGTTTCTGAAGTCGCTGAAGAAATTTGGATGATGTTGGAATCTCGGCTACGTCGAAGTAATGTGCCTCGTCGAACAGGTTTTGGGACAACAAACCCTGAAGGCGGAAGCTGGTTATTCTCTAAATTTGTACAAAACAAAAGTGAAAACTACGCTTATTTTCAAGCTCCAACTACTGAAAACGTTTATTTACCCGAAGATTACGTTCGCGGACTGCTTGAAAGTTATCCAGAAAGCTGGGTTAAGAGATATATTTACGCTGACTGGTCTGCTTTTGAAGGTCAGATATTTCCAGAATTTCAACCAACGTATCCATACGTTATCCCACATGTTGATCCAGACCCAGAACACCCTGTTTATTTAGGTATCGACCACGGTCTTCATAACCCAACAGCAGCAGTTTGGGGTTCGGTTGATCCGAAAACTGGAAGAATTTATGTCTACCAAGAATATTACGAGACAAATCAGCTTGTTGAACATCACGCAAAAAATATTAAGTTTATGTCAAAAGATACTGCAATTTTCGGACACTGGATTGATCCTTCTACTCAAAACAGAAACGCAGTAACTGGAAAATCTGTCAGGTCTGAATATTTACGGCACGGCGTTCCAGTGCTTCCAGGCAATAACGACATACATGCCGGAATTCATAAAATTTCTGAATACCTTAAAAAAGATGAAAACGGCATGCCAAAATTAGTAATTTCTGAACGATGTGAACATTTGATAGAAGAACTTTCTCAATACAGATGGCAAAAAGCAAAGCCTGGACAAAATGAGCCTGAAAAACCTCACCCATATAAAGACCATAGCGTAGACGCTCTGAGATATATGATTATGGGGATTCCAAGATACCATGATACATCAATTGCTTCGATGGTTACGTCTGTACCACCGCCATTGCCGGAATTTTATGAAGACGGAGAGGAGGATATTGACCGTGTTGAGGTTTATTCGGGACTGGTTTAAAAAAGAAAAAGTTATCATAGAACAAAGAAAACAATTAGAAAAATTGAAAAACGAGTTAAATCAAACAAAGCAAGAAATTGAAAAATGGAAAGCAAAATACCAAAATGCGAAAAAGTGGATTGATGAAATTACAAATGATTTCCACTCTTATGAGGAGAGTGATAAGTAATGGCTGAAAAATTGTCTAAGAAACGCGAAGAAGAAATTGTAAATAAAGTGTGGAGCGATTACCGTTACGCAATGGAAAAGAAATCCGATCTCCATAAAAAGTGGAGGAAATATGAAAAGTTCTATAAAAACGATCAGTGGAGCGACGCTAAAATCGACCCGAACCGAGTAAAGCCTACAATTAACTATATTTTTACCACTGTTGAAAGCTTAATGCCATATTTAACAACGAACGTTCCTGACCCAATTATTCTTCCGACTAATCCAGAAGATGAACAAGTTGCAAGAGATTTAACGAAAATCGTGAAAATTATTCTTGAGAAAAACGGAATTGAAAAATATCTACAAATCGGTGAACGCGAGCGTTTAAAATTCGGAACGTGTATCTGGAAAGTGTTTTTCGACCCTTCTAAACATAACGGTTTAGGTGACATTGCTTTTGAAATTGTAGACCCTGTTAACTTTTTCATTGACCCGAATGAAGTTAATGATTTACAAAACGCAGATTTTTGTGGGACGTCAGTAAGACGCTCTATTGAATATCTCAAAAAACGTTACCCAGAAAAAGCAAATGAAATTGAAGCAGATCAAATGAATTCTGAAATCACTGTTTACGATACAGAAGATGAAGAAGACCCAAGAAATCGTCAATCTACATTAATCGAATATTGGACAAAGGATAAAGAAAATGGATTAGTTAGAATTGTTGTTGCCGGAAACGTACTTCTTTCCTATGACACAAATTTTTATAAACATGGCTTGTATCCATTTGTTCGAGGAATTAACTACCCTATCCAGAAAAGTTTCTGGGGTATGGGAGAAGCTGAACAATTAATTACAATGCAAGAAATTTTAAATAAACTTATGCAGCTTGTCATCGAAAACGTTGCTCTTGCAAACGGCCAATTTATCGTAGATAAAAACGCTTCTGGAATCCGTGATATTAAAAGTTTGGCAAATAAATTATGGCAACCAGGTCTTACGATTCCTGTAAACGATATTAATTCGATTAAAAAACTTGACGGCGTACTTGCTCCTGGTTGGGTGGTCAATTTAATTCAAATCATTCAAAAGAATATTGAGCTTGTAACAGGAATATCCCCTCTCTACCTTGGTGAAGCGCCGGGTTCAGTAACTGCGGCATCAGGTATTATAGCCCTTCAAGAACAAGCAACAGCTAGAGTTAAACTAAAACTGCAAGAACAAGGACGTATGATTGAAGAAATTGTAAAATTTGTCGTTGCTTATATCGCTGAATTTTACACAGAAGATCGTTACTTCAGAATAGTCAATGAAAACCGAGAGACGGACTGGATTAAAGTACGCAGAGACGATATTACTAAAGTTGACGAAAACGGAAACCTCACCCTCCCAGAGTTTGATGTAACGATCGAAGTCGGATTTGATGCTCCAATGAGTAGAGCTTATATTGAACAAATGGCTATGCAACTATATCAAATGGGCGTAATTAACGCAGTTGAAGTTTTGAAGACCATGAACTTCCCGAACAAAGAACAAATTATCGAAAGACTAGAACAAGTTTCAGAACTTCAAGGTCAAATTGCTGGACTTCCAGAAGATATGGTTTCGCCATCTACAATTGGTGAATTGGCGCAATTAACCGCACTGGATATTAACAAACCCACTCTTCCAGGCGGATTGAATATAAATAATACAAATTCACCGCAAGACGCTATGGAACAGCAACAACAAATGTCACCAGAACAAATTTTATAAGGAGGGAATTGTTTTGACACGTTCTGAAGTTATTAAAAAGCTATCTGACTTAATCGAAGAACATAATGACGAAGAAGTGATTGTTCTCGATCGGGAATTAGACAGCGGTTACCTCTTTATTTCGGTAGATGATTTTGTCAATACTTTTGCTGAACATGAGTTAACTTACGAAAGTTTAAAAACACATGAATATTTCAACGCTGGATGGAAAGAGTATTTTGATCGCTGGAAAGAAGAAGGAATTATTAAATAATTTGACATATTGACTACTCTATTGTATAGTTATTATGAATAAAACTATCTTTTTACTATGACCAAGGCTCATGATGTTACATCAGGACCAAGGCTCAATGTGTAGAGGCGTAGCTCAATCGGCAGAGCAACGGTCTCCAAAACCGTGTGTTGCAGGTTCAAGTCCTGCCGTCCCTGTCCTTACACTGAGAGTACAGTCCTAAACATCAATGGGTACAGTCAAAAGGAGGATTTTATTTAATGAACGATTCTCAAAATTTAGAACAAGTTCAAGACCAAAACACAGTACAGTCCCAGAATGTGGACCAAGGCAGTGTTGAAGGTCTAAACCAGTCTCAGAATCAAGATCAAAATATTGATTACGAAAAAGCGTATCGTAATCTGGAAAAGGAATTTACACGTAAATCTCAAAAATTGGCTCAACTTGAAGCGTGGGAAAAGTTTCAAGAAAAAACTGGAATTACAGCGGAACAAGCGCTGGCGCAGTTTGAAAAATATCAACAGCAACAACAACAATATCCGTCTGGAGTTGTTCCAAATCATAACCAATATCCTGATCCTTATACACAACCGTATTATGAAGACCCTAGAATAGCTCATTTGGAGCAGCAAATTCAAGAAATGAGACAAGCACAACAAATTGAACGTTTGCGGAAACGTTTTCCTCAATTTGATGAAATGTATTCTGACGTACTCAATTTAGCGCAAGCTGAAGGGTTAGATATTGAAACTGCATTTGGACGTCTCATGGTGGAACGTTGGGATGAAGTAAAAGAACGTACAGAAAAACAAATAGTAGACCAAATTCGTCAAAAAGGCCTAAAATCTGTTGAATCCTCTACTGATCCCAACGGAAATGACGATGAGACGGCAGGTCTAACTCAACAAGAATTAGAAGCTGCGCATTTAATGGGCATTAGTCCTAAAGACTATGCTGAAATGAAAAACGTCAGGTCTATCGTTGACTAATAATTTGTAGGAGTGATTGACGTGACTTTGCAAACTAGTCAACCAGGTTGGAATAGGCTTTTAGAACCGGGATTGCGAAAAATATTCTTTGAAACATGGAAAGAAGTAGAACCACAATATAATAAAGTATTTAACGTACTAAACTCAAGAAAACACGCTGAACACGACATTAGCTTGACAGGTTTCGGTCCATGGGAGCCGCGTACATCTGAAATTTCAGAAGTGCCGTACGATGATCCTATGGAAGGCTTTGAAGTCAGCTATACGCACACTGAATTTTTAAAAGGTTTTAAAGTATCGCGTGCGATGGTTGACGACGAGCTTTATAACCAAATTAACAAGCTTCCTAAAAACTTGGCTCGTGCTGGTCGAGCAAGAGTTGAAACGGACGCAGCTAATGTTTTGAATAACGGTTTTACTACTACTGGATATGACGGAGAGCCTTTATTCTCTACAGAACACCCTATTGTTCGTACTGGAGGTAAAGGCAGTAACTTAATTGAAGTTTCCGATGTTTCTAGTCCAGAAGATTTGCTTAATGAGGACACAGTAAACGAAGCGCTTCTACTTGCGCGTCAAACAACAGACGATGCAGGTTTGAAAATCGTTGTTCGTCCAAAAAAATTGATTGTTCCTCCGAACTTAGAACCGCAAGCACAACGTATCGTTAACTCGGCACAACGTCCTGGAACAGATTTGAACGACATCAACACAGTGAAATCGAAACTACAAATCGTCGTTATGGATTATCTCACAAATACGAATGCGTTCTTCTTAGCAGACGACGATGTTCATGAACTAAACTTCTTCTGGCGTGTGCGTCCAGAGTTTAAATCTGAAGAAGAGTTTGACACGCTTGAAGCAAAATATCGCGGTTACATGCGTTATTCTTGTGGTTACTCTAACTGGCGCGGCGTTATCGGTGTTCGCGCGGTGTAAAACATGAAACACAATCGTTTTTAAGGGGGTAGTGTCTGATGAATTTAAAAGAGATTAGAGACGATGTTCGATCTCTTATCATCGAGCCTACCCCTGGTTTTCGTTCTGATGAAGAATTAAATCGTTGGATAAACCAGGGACATCAATTGTTAGGCGCAGCATATCGAATTGAAACCTTTGCTCAAGTTGAAGTAATCACTGGAACAACGTTCAACCCCCTTCCAGAAGACTTGTTAGTTTTTAAAGGAGCTTGGGATGAAAATAACCGATCTATTCCCATTATTCCAATTGGTTCTGGTTCGGATATACTTGATAAAAATATTGAATCTACTGCAATTTTTCGATTTGGAGATAATTTTGTCTTATTTGATCCAAAAGAAGAAGTTAGTACAAAAAGAACAATTACTATTTTCTACGACAGAAAACCTAAAATACTTCGTGCAGACGAAGACGAACCAGATATTGCCCTCCCATATCATATGTATATAGTTTCGTTTGCAACGATGCGCGCTTTTCAAAAAGATGAAGATTTTGAAGCCGCTGAATTGTATCGAAATGAATTTATGGAAGGTCTTGAAAGAATTTCAAGACATAAAACTCCTATATCGCAAGATTACGACATTATTTTAGAACTAATTCGATTGAACGTAATCAACCCTGCTGAAGCCGCTGAGTGGTTAAACATCCCTATGAAACAAAAGGTTTGGAATCGTGTTGAGATTGAAGAAAAAGGTATGGCATTTATGCAAACAGGTATTATTGACCGCGCTGACCTACTTGAAAGAGCCGAGTTCCCAGATAAGTCGGATATTGTCGAACGTCTGAAACAGAAATCTGAAGATTTTATTACATTGCCAGGTTGGGACGTGAGAGACGATGAATAGACTTGAAGCTCAAAAACGTGGAAGACATCGACTTCAATTTGAAGTATCAGATTTAACAGGAGGTTTCGTCTCTCAAACTGCAACTTTCACAATAGATGAAAAATTTGCTGAAGACGTACAGAACATGGAACTTGTACAGGGAATGTGGCAAAAACGAAAAGGATTTAATTATGTAGGATCGTATTTCCCTGTTGTAAATACACCTGGTACATCGAAAGGAATGCACGTTTTTAATCAACGTGAGCATATGTACGTACTCTCGGTGTATGGAAGTATTTTATATTCGACATATCAATTGTCTAAAAATAACAGTGGTAAAGTTTTATACAACCGTATTCCAAACGCCGTTTCAAGGGTTCGGTTTGCTGATTTTGATAATTACTGTTACATCGCACATGGAAAAGGAAATCTTTTACGGTTTGATGGAAATTCCGTATCTGAAGTTCCTTCTCCTTCAGGAAACGTACTTGCTGTTTATAATAATAGGTTGCTCATAGGCGGACTCATTAGTGACCCGATGACATTTTATTATTCAAAACGCGGTAATGCGGAATCTTGGAATGCGTTAGATTACGTTACTCTCGATGGTGGTTCTGGAGAACGAATCACTGCAATGATACCGCTTCTAGGTAAATTGTTTATTTTTACGAATCGTGCAATCTACTCTTTAGTTGGAGACTTAGAAAGCTTCTCGGTTACGAAAGAAGTTAACGGTATTGGAGCAGTTTCTGCTGAAGCAGTTTATGAACATGGTAGCATCTTCTACTTTGTATCTGAAGACGGTAAAATTTATCAGTTTGATGGCGGAAACTATCCTGTTGAAATTTCAAAATACATTTCTCATTATTTACAATCTGAATTAACGTTTAACGCAATTAAAAACGTTGTAACTACTCATCATAAAAATAGCATTTGGTTTACATTTGATAACACAAGTAACCCAGAGAGACGGCTTACCCTCGTTTATTTCCCAGAGTATAAAGCCTGGTCGAAATTTATTGGAATTCCTGCTGCTCATTATGTTCATATTAATGACGCATTATTTTTCACAGGTTCACATAATTCAGGAGCAATTTATCAATATGGAACAAAGTATATGGACGACTTATCCCCTATTAAAGCGAGACTGAAAACAACGAAATGGAGTTTTGCCGCTCTTGAAAATATTAAAAGATTTAAAACGTTATACGTTCGAGGAGCAGTACAAGGCGGTGGCGGAAACGGATTTGACATCGAATTTTATGTTGATGATTCATTAACTGCTACGGTCAAAGCGACTAATGAGATTGCTTCTGAAAATGAACTCTGGGGCAATAACAATAAATGGGGAGAAATGTACTGGGGTTATGCTGCTAAGTCGTCTGGAGTGATCTGGGGTCAGGCACGTTGGAATGAGTTTGACTGGGGACAGTCAGAACGTAAATTCGCTCCACGTTGGGGCGGGGCCGTTTGGAAATCGTTTATTTGGGGCGACCATAAAGAAGGTACGCTTCGAGATGATGTAAGTATGGTTTATCGCAAGATTTATTTAAGTCAATACAACATAATATCTGGAAAAACCCTTCAATTAGTATTCAAGGACGATTCTCCAGATCACGGGTTTAGGCTTGAATATTTATTATTAGAATTTATTCAAAAAGGAGCGAGATAGCTGTGGCACAGATTACTCTTCCTTACCAATTGACAAATGGTACGGTAGCTGACGCTACTCAAGTTATGGCTAACTTTAATGCTATTGTTAACGTCGTTAACGGTAATTTGGGTTCAGATAATATTGGAACAATTACCGGTGCAGAAATTACAACTGTTGACCTAAATGGAGGAAGTATTACCTTAGATAAATTTACACAGCGTTTCCAATCCGGTATCGAAGTATTAGAAAATATCCCAACAAAAACTACTTACAGCAGACGTGTGAATTTTCCAAGGTCCTTTCCAGGAAACCCATATATTCTATTCGGTAAAAGCGGTACACAGCCACATAATTTCCATATCTCTTATTTGAACGTAGATAGAAACGGCTTTACGCTTTACTTCCACAGCACATATGCAACAGATCGCGAGCGTGTAAGCATTCCGTGGATGGCAGTGTATGTTGGTTCAATGAGTTAAGTCTCTAATAAGGAGGCCATTGTATGTCTAATCCTATTAATTTAACAACTATTACAGAAAGAAGTACGTTGGCGCAAATTAATAACAATTTTAGAAAATTACAAGCCGAACTCTCAGGATTTAGACAAAATGTTGAGCCCCGCCTTCGTGCTAACGAAGAATTTCAAGATTATTTTAATCGGTATCTCGGCGGAGGTCGTCCTGTCTCCAGGCAACAAGCAATGGAATATACTGATGAACAAATCGCAGCGAAAGAAGCTGAAATTTTAGAAGAATTGGATTCTCGTATTGGAGACGTTAACGCTAAAATCGACAACCTTGAACAGCTTGGGGAAGATTTAATAGAACAAATTTCTACATCAATTACAGAGCTTGAAAACGAATTGACAGAAACAAAAGAAGCGCTTTCTGAAAAAGCAGATTTATTGTGGACTGAAGCTCAGTTAGCGTTAAAAGCTGACCGAGAATTGCTTGATACAATGGTTACAGATTTGGAAGAAAGCATCGCAACTAAAGCAGACGCTGAATGGGTTGAAGGGCGTTTACAAACAAAAGCAGATGTAGAAAATACTTATACAAAACAAGAAGTTGACAACGCACTTAATTCTAAAGTTTCTGTTACAACGTACACAGTTGATAAAGAAGGATTTATTCAACAATTTGAGAACCATGAATCAAGAATTACTCAAACGGAAGAAGCGATTTCGCAGACTGTGTCTAAAACAGAATTTGAAGAAGTGCAAAACGAATTGGGGGACGTTGTCACTAGATTATCGAATGCTGAAACAGCGATTATTCAAAATGCGGAACAAATTGAATTACGCGCGACTAAAGATGAAGTTGATGGTTTGGAAAACCGTTTAGGACTAGCTGAAACTGCAATTATGCAAAATTCTCAAGAAATCCAATTGAGAGCTACAAAAGCAGAACTTGATGAAATTGAAGATCGGATCAGTTCTGCTGAAACAATGATTACGCAAAATGCGGAGCAAATACAATTGCGTGCGACTAAATCAGAATTGGAAGAACTTGCAACTGATGTTGCTAGGTTAGAAACTCGTTTGTCAAATGCAGAAACATCTATTACTCAAAATGCAGAAGAAATTGAATTGCGTGCAACAAAAACTGAAGTGCAACAATTAGAAAACGAATTAAACGCTATTTCAACACGTGTGTCTAATGCGGAAACTGCAATTATTCAAAATGCGGAAGAAATTAACTTACGTGCTACAAAAGAAGAAGTTCAACTTATTGAAGATGAAGTTAGTTCTATTTCTCAAAATGTTGCTAATTTGACAGTTGCTTATGATAATATTTCATCTGAAGTTTCAAGAGTGGAACAAGATTTAGATGGAAAAATTCAAGCTAA